CTGTAGGGCCACTACCAAAAAGCGGCTGTTGGTCGGCATTCAGCTGCATAACACCTTGAGCCATTTCCCCAAAACCAGTACCCATATCAGTGGCGGCCTTGACCATTAGCCCAATAATTTCTGCCTTAGCCTTCGCCGCTTTTGGATCTTTACCAATATCGATGGCCATCAATGATTTTACCATACCGACAATATTATCTTTCACGGCAGAAAGAATATCACCTATGGTCTCTCCATAGCTTTTCATGATGCCTTTGACATCTACGCCCTTGGATCTACCCAGTAGCGCGCCGATAGAGCCACCAGACATTTCTGTTAACATCTGGAATAGTTCTGGCGGAGGTGACAAAGCTACCATCAACTGGCCGATTGCGGCGATGACACCGCCGATTGCTTCCAGCTTTTTGACATCTCCTTCTTTCATACCTTTGACCATCTTCGCAAGAGTCTTAATCAGTCCGGTCATACCTTTAAAGATCGCATCCATGAAGTCTTTTGCACCTTCGAGCAGAGAGCCTTCATTCCCAGAGCTAGAAGAAAAAGCGTCAAGCAGAGCGATCTTATAGACAATATCAGTGGCTCCCCCCATCGCTTCCATAATCTTTGCAATAGCTGTTACAATGGCATCGATCTTTCCAGGGTCGTCAACCTTCATGCCTCCGATTGCGGTGATTGCAGGACCGAAATGCTTAACGATTGATTGCATCAATTCACCGGTGACCTTGAAGCCTTTTACAGCCATCTTCTTGATCCAGGGAAGCAAGAACACGACCATTCCAGAAGCAGCCCCTGCCATAATGACAGTAGATAGGAAGACTTTAGCAAGCATCGCAAAATCTTTCCCAATCTTGTCCATGCCTTGCGGCATCGCTTTTCCAGCTTCTGCAACAGACGGCATGAAGTCCGTCGCCAAAGCGCTCATAAACGCGGAGGGGACACCAAGAGCTAACACTATCACGCCGAGAGCCATTGGGATAGCTGCAAAGGTCAAAATAAGGGCAGCGATTCCGGCTGCGACCAACAATGGAACTAGACTGAATAGACCCTTCGCAACTGTCTTGACAGCAGATGGATCCATTACAGCAGCGAGTTCCCCTATTTTACCCACCATTGGAATTAAGGCTGCAACATAGAGCGTCGCGACGACGGCGCCGATCGCACCGATAGCGAATGCGACAAGCCCAACGCCCATAATCATACCTGATAACAGCAGGCCGGTCGCAATTACAATCATGCCCATCAAGGCTCCACCAATTTCTCCAAAACCAATGCTTCCCATGGCGCCCTGGAATATAGCCAATGCTGGTAACAAGAGGAGGCCCATTGCGGCGATGAATGGCACAGCAAGCAGAGCACCGACAGCGCCTAACGGGAACACAACAATGCCGGCAGCAAGAGCTACCGCGGTGACAGCAAGAGCGATTGCAGCGATGGCGGTGAAGACCATGGCAGCAGCAACTAGCATGAAGTTGCCTAATCCAACCTTGTTAACTGCTCCGGCTGCAATACCTATCGCGAGTGCGAACCCAAAAAGGCCGACCGCCAAGAATGCAGCGGCAACGACGGCGCCCAAGAACGCTAGCGCGATTGCGCCGGCACTGCTTCCGAGAGCTGCCATTGGGATAAGCATCGCAAAAAGAGCCAGAGCTGCAATGGCAGTGAAAGCCATTGCGATGGCAACCTTGATAAAGTTCCCAAGACCAACAGCGTTGACGACACCAGAAACAAGTCCCATCGCCAATGCGAAAGCCACCATCCCAACTGCCAGGAAGGCAGCGCCGAGGATGGCACCAAGCATGGCCTTACCAACGGTCCCGGGACTTATTTCCTTTGTGGCTTCCATCATCATCTTCATCGCATACACAGCGCCAACGGTCCCGATCAGGGCTTTAATCAAGGATGAGAATGGAACAGACCCTAAAACCATCGCGGTCAAGACCAGACCTGCGGCCATTATCACCATGGCAGGGATAAATGAGGCAGCGAGAAGAGCCATCTTAAGACCAGCCTCTAGAATATCTCCAGCCTCGATGTTTTTAAAGCCCTTAACAAAATCTCGAAGCCCGTCAACAAAACCGCCTTTTTCGCCACCGGGTGGTGGGTCAGGTGGCTTTACTTTCTTAGAAACCTCGCCAACAGACTTGGAGAACATCCCAGCAATCTTACCAATAATCGCTCCCTTCAAGGAGCTGATAGCTGCTGTGATCATCATTTTCGTGAAAATAATACCGAGGTAGATGGATCCGAACTTCATGATGGTGCCGCCATGTTTTTCAAACACAGCACTGAGAAGATCGAAGATGGCAGCAAGGAGCTGGGGTGCTAGCTCGACAAGCTTGGCGAACATGTCTTCAAACATGCCTATCATCTTGGATAAAAATCCACCTCCACCCATATCAGGCGGGTTGCGAATCTTGTCCGCTAACCCTTGTAAGAGGCCGACCATCTTTTCGACAACCCACGGAATCAAGCCGGTGATCAATGACCCGATAAATTCAAGGCCTTTCAGGAAAGCTGCGCCGAGTTTCTTAAAAGCCGGCCCTTTTGATGAAAAGAACTTACTAAATTCTTTGCCCATGTCTTCAGCCATCTGCTGCGGACTGTAGTCGCCTTTTCCTGTCAAGGCGTCTTTCATCTTCCGGAATATTCCGAGAATTCCGGTTTTTCCGCCCGGTATGCCCAGCAGTCGACCGATAGCTTTAGCGTCGAAGATATCTTTTAGTGCCTCAAAGATACCAAGCTCGCCCATAAGATCGCCCATCATCTTACCAAGCTCTTTACCAAATTCCATCACGACTTTCATGGCTTTTCTGATTTCTTTTAAGACGGCCATGAATTCTTTATTCTTCTTGATCCCTCTCATGAAGCCCTTGGTGAAGGCGTCAAAGAAGCCTTGAAGCTGCTGGCCGCCACCTTTCGTAAGCTTTTCAATGGAATCAGCCAGCTTTGACATCGCTTCTTCTTGAGACATCTGGTTCTCTTCAGCATCACCGGCCGCGGCTTCGAGGTCTTCATAAGATGTACCCATATTCTCTTGAGCAAATGCGTTTTCCATAGCGGATACAGAAAGACCCGTCTGTTCTGCAAGGAGCTGCTTCTCTTGCCGGGTCATATCTTCCACAGACTTACCAGCAGAGTGGAACGCGTCACGCATCATGTCAATTCTTTCGGCAGGGTTCTCTGCGTTCATCATTTCCATCGTGTCAAGCTGGATACCGAAGGCTTGGTTTAATTGCGATACAGAATCAGCAGCACCCTCGAAGTCATCAAACTTACCGATAACCCCTTGTAGGTCCTTAGCCTCAAGACCAAGCTTAGCCATGTACGTGGCAGTGGCCACAAGCTGTTTCTTACTCATATTACCGAAGTTCTCTATATCTTCAGCCATGGCAGAAACATTTTTACCGATCGTCTTGCCGCTGACGCCGAATTGCTCGCCCATCTGGATTGACATCGACGTGATCGATTGCAGCTCTCCTGCGACATCTTTGCCGGCATTTTGTGCTGATTTTGTGAGGTTGACCAATGCGGCATTGGTCATTCCCAGACCTTTGTTCATCGCAGCGAGCTGGCCGGCGTTGGCAGCCATGGAATCTTTAAGCATGTGGAATTGGGTTCCGGCTTCTTTTGCCATCTCCCCAACAAATGCTAGTGCTGCAGCGGCGCCGCCAGACCCGGGACCGAAGATCTTACTCATGCTGACGCCAGTCTTGGCTAGCTCTCCTGAGGCGGATGTCATGTTGGAGTACATATCCATGACAGCCTTACCTTCACCGCTGGCCAGACTACCCATCTCACCTCGGAGCTTCTCCATCTCCTGTCTGAATTCATTGGCTCCACCACCGCCGGCAGTTGCCATTGAGGTCAGACCCTTAAACATAGAGAACGGCAACGCAAGGATAGACTTACCTACCCCCATCAGACCGCCGACAACGCTACCAATACCGGCATTGAGCATTTGCATGTCCATGACGGCGCCCTTGGCTGCCTTGGATATCCCGGCGCCAAAACCAACGGCCGCACCGGTGCCCGCGTTTAGGTTATCGGTAATCTTACCGAGTATACCGTTCGTCTCTTCTAGCTTACTATCGTCTATGCTGTTGGTCTGATCGCTAAACTTACCAGCGTTATCTGCGGCGCTTGACAAACTGTTGCTTATGTCGTCTATACGTTGGGAGACACCTTCGAGATCTTCACAGCTAAGAGCCTTGCAAAGTTCTATGGCCATCTTAGTTTGAGAACTAATCTGCTGAGCTTGAGAAGCCAATATCTTCTGACGATCAGCGAGCACCTTATTTATCTGCTGCTGAATGCCTAATTGGTTCTGTAGTTCTTTGGAGTCTGCCACTGGTTTAACCGCCTATCTAGGCCATAAATATGGCGCTAAGAAATTATACGACGTTAATTACAGCGGCCAAATTAGCCCCGTCTTCGCTTTTAAGGTACTGGCCGCATTTCTTTTTTTACGAAGTCCCTCAATGATCACCTTCATATCACTAGCGGGATCATTGAGAAGTTCGTATAATTTTTTTGATTTGACAAGAACATCGGAAATATACTCCACCGCTTTCTTGTCGCCGTTTATTCTTATTTCGTCGATATAACCACAAATAAACTTTGCGCAATCGCCGTAAAACTTTTCGTTAAGGGTAACCATCATCGCTCCGATCTAGATTTAATTATGTGAATCTACTTAAATTTGCCGGAACCTGCGACCTATAACGACCCATTAATGCTCTAGCATCAGGAGTGTTGTGGTGGGCAGCCCTTGTAGGGGCCCCCTGGCCACCATTCGCTTTGTTGGCTTTCTTAATTTCATCATTAAGTCTTTTTATGAACCAATGACGAACCCAGATCGGTATGTTATATGCTTGTGTGTAGTTAAATCCGACATAATACATCAGTGTGAAGATCTGGTCAAGAAAAATAGTCTTATGACTATTCGTCAGGCCAAAAAAACGCCGCCCCAAGGGGCAGTCTAACCTCCGAGTGTTCAAGACATGCAGGGCAGTCCATCCACGCTTTCATATCGATGCCTGGTTCACTCTTATCTATGTACTTCCTCAAGTAAAGAGAGTCCCTTGCGGGAATATTTCTAATGAACATATCAAGCTTCGTTTTGTCGGCTACGCCATTGACTGAAGTTATGGAATAGCGGAGGCGGTCGGTTACAAGGTTGTCTGAGCGTTGGCCCTGCTTCTTTCTGCGTTCGTTGGTCTGCATTATTTCTTGCTCATCTCGACCAACCAAGAACTTAAACCGTACTTTGGCCTTTGTTGTCGGAAGCTCAGTCTCGAACTGATTGGTTCCGGGGGCGATAGGATCGATCTCGAGTCTGCGGATTGGCAGGTCGCCAAGGTTAAATCCTTGCTTAGACCTTTCTCCGCATGCGGGACAGTCGACCTCAACCTTGTACTCCGCGCCATAACCAGTCACACGTAGTGCCACCATAATGGCGTTCCTATCACCAGCCAGCATATCGTCTGGCTCGATTCGTTTGTCTATCATACAAGACTTAAGAAGGTGACTAATTACAGTACCTTTCTTAATGAGAGCTTTAGAGGTAAGAATATCCTCTTCTCTGGCTGTCATCGCTCGGATATCAACTGTGGTCTGGCCGTAAAGGGGATGATCCTCCGGATAAGCAACACCACCAGAAGGCAGTGGCACCGTTTCCACCGGTATCTCAAACCCAAAATCATCTTTCATGACATTTCGGGTTGGCATGTGCTCTTTCATAGAGCCAAAAATTTCACTACGCCCGCCGGCGGGGGCATTTGGATCGTTTGACATTGTAACTACACCTCTTTAATTTAAACGTTAGCGGATCTATGACAACACCACTACTCTTATATCTTAACGTTCACAAAATGGGTGTAAATAAAAAAACAAAAAACGCGTCCGAAGACGCGTTCTCGAAAAGATAATAGTGCTAAATCAATATTGAAGTACGCAATTATCAAAGCGAATCGTCAACGCGATCTCGGCCGGATCTTCAGCTCCGTAGTCCAAGTCGCCGAAACCAGCAGATGTCAGGAAGCAACCTTTCATATCCCAGAGTTCGACCACTGTTCCAACAGGATCCAATAGCTTGAGCTGACAATCACGCTTGTAGAAGTCTGCATAACCTCCACGACCAGATACGGACTCAAAGTGAGTTCGAACCCATTCCATGACTTGCTGCGCTCCTGATGGGGCGATAGGATCATGAAGTGTGACTGACAAAGCGTCGAACTTTGTCTTACCTGCGATAAAGCGGGTTGAGTTGATGTATGGGATCTCGATTTCAGCGGTGTTCATCGTGGGACGAGCGGCCGTCTTGATCAAGAATGCGTCGATGCCTTCAATAGCGAACACCCATCTAAATTTTCTTTTGGGCTCGAACTTGTTCGGCAACATATCGGTGACTGATAGGGTTTCTGCCATTTGTGTGCTCCTTATTCCTTAATAACTATATCGTACACGGATTAAATATCGGTACCTGAGTTGGTTATGACAAAATCAAGCGAAATAAATTCTACTGATCTTACTGGTTGTAAGAAAATCTTACCTCTAATGGTATTATTTTCAACATCTGCTTGAGTTGTTGTAGTGGTATCAATCTGTACTTTGAACCTTTCAAGTCCCTGTTGGGCTTGAATTCTTCCTAAGATCGGTGATACCTGCCCGGCGAATCGAGCGAGCGTTGACTCTCTGTTCGGCTCGAAGAGGAATGTATCCCCAACGGACCGGACTTGACGACGGATGTCGATTAAGAGGCGACGAACATTGACTCGATCGAGCGCGCTTTGAGCGGCCAGTAGAGTCTTCTGCCCGAAGACAACAACTTCTTTGGTTTGTGGGAACGCAGTGATTGGGTTGATATCAACCTCGTACAATGCGTCGAGATTCGCTCTGTTCAGCTTCACAGCTGTTTCTGTGACTCGGTTCAACGCGCCGCGGGTGAAACCTGCGGGGGCGAACCAAGGATGCGCCAGTCTGTCATTTAAGCTAAATGCACCAAGAACCGCGACACTTGGGGGTACGACCTGTGTTGTACCAGTTGTGCTATCGCTCATCATCACATCTGGGAAGTACGCAGCGGCGAATGAAGAGTCGAGGTTTCGGCTCCGGAATGCGGTTACAGTGTTTGTTACACTTATTTGATCGCTGGCAGAACCAGTAAGCACGTTGTTAAGTGTGTCTCGAGCCTCGATATCCATGATGTAAAGGGCGTCGAAACGATCCTCCACTGTATCTATGGCATAGTCGGTAACGGCCTTGTGGCGTATTCCAGGGATTGTTAAAAGCTGAATACTTACGTCTGCTCTTTCTTCTAATATGTCCAGAGCCTTTCTGTATGCAGCTGTTGTTGCTCCCTGTGTACCACCTTGTTGCTCCTCATCATCCTGCTCTCTTTTAACAGCAGCGTTCTTGAGCTTGGTGAGATCTTCGTTAAACTGGTTTGTACCGTCAAACCCACCTTGTACGACGAACGTGTACTTAAGGAACCTTCTAGCGCTTGATAACGAGAAGTCTTTCGATACGTCCAGTAATCTAGTGTTTGCTGTGCTTGAGCCGTCGATGTCGGTGATGGTGGCAGTGGCTGTACCAGCCCTTCGGTAGATTGCGGCTGCCCACTGATTCGCGTCGGCTTTGTCATCTTTTGTAACAACCTGAATTCTATCCAGGCTGAAGATGTTGTTGTTAAAGCGGTCGGCGTCCAAAATGGTACCACCAGAGTCGGCGGCTCCTTCGTTGTTGCCAACCATCGCTGGACGTTGTGTCAAGTGATAATTTGGCATGTACTTGGTGAATGAAGCGATGGAGTCATCCTGCTCAACGTTCTTGTTGGGCTCAGTGACTGAGTTCTGAACTTCCCACTGAATTCCCCAGTATAGCGATGAATCGACGCGCTTCTTAGGAACAACGCCCTTAGCGACGGTCGACCGGAAGGGAACAGGAGGCTGGACAAGCTTCGCTCCAGCGTTGGCATCAGTCAATGCAGATGCCGACAATGCGAAGATTGATGAACCCGAAGAGACCAAGTGCTGGATTCCGCGGAAGCCTAACGGCAGAGCAGTGGCGTCGATGCGGCCATTCTTGAGATCATCAGAAGCCTCGATACGAATGTAGTTAGACCGGTTTGCATAGCTACCTTCCATGATAAGTTTCTGGCCACCTGGGCGCTTATCAAAATCATAGTAAAGGTGCATGTCACCGATAATTCTGGCAACGTATCTTTCATCTTCAGGGTTTAAGCTAAGCTTAGGATACTTTTCTATAACAATCGGTAGAGCGTCAGTATCGTTAAAGTCTCTTACAAGAAGGTCGAATGTCCCGTATGGGCTGACGTCGTTGGTTGACTTCACAATGTTCTCAACAGAGATCTTAACTCTAGTGTTACCAACTGCGCCGTCGTCCAGAGCGTGAACTCGGAAAAGGTTCTTGTGGTTTCCACCGAACTTTTGTGATATGATGAAAGGGGAAACAGCTGTCCGGAATCGATCTTGGAACCTCTCATAAGAAGGAATGGTTGCAGAACCAGA